AGTTCAACAGAACCAGGAACACCAACTAAAGCTGATGATAGAATGTCATTAGCTGGACAATTTTTGGTGTTTGGTGAAACAACTGAAAATGCTTCTTGGCCTGGAACAACATCTAGTTGGGGTGTGTTCTGGGTTCATTATAGTATGACATTTTTTATACCAGCTTTTGAAGGAGTTATTAGTGGTCCTTATTATATTAATAGATTATTTGATTATGGATCAGGTATAGCTGGTAATTTAACTATTGGTACAGATTTTCGTATGATGAAAACAGTCGAAAAGACTGATTTAAATGGTGTTCGTACCAGAAAAGCGTGGGTTTCTGATCAACATCATTTTTCTTCTGATATTGATCCATCTTTCACAGTTGGGGGTATGCGGTGTATCAGTGGTTATACGTATTATATTGAATTACGTATACATTGGTATGCTGGTTCCAGTCCTGGAACTTTTACTCCTGACGTCACTTATCCATTTGTAGAATGCATAGATTATACAGGTGGGTCTACAACTGTTATATTACCACATGAACGTGGTACGGTGTCAAATATAGCATATGTTAGTGGATCATTAGTTGCCAATAAAGTTACGACATTAACATGTAAATACGTATTGTCTGGTGACTTAATTGCTCAAAATTTAGCTGCTTCACAAAGTCTTCGAATTTATGAAAACAATAAAATTATTAGTGATTTTAAATGTTCGAGTTCAGGTGGTGGTGTAAATTGGTCAAGATTTGGTATGGAATTTATTATCCAAGTCGCTCCAGATATAGATATACATCCAGTATATGTACCAGAAACTGGTTTTCCAACTTTAGTACAACGTAGAACTGTTAATGTCAAAGAATTTTGTGAACACGTTGTTGATGGTGTTACTAGAAAATATTTAAAATATTCGTGTTCAATTTGTAAATATATTGTTTTAGATGAACATAAAGATGATTATGAAACAAAAGATCACTATGTTCATGCTAAATTGCGTTTAACTTAATACTTTAGGGGCAATACCTGGCTGAGGGAAGCATGGTTTAACCAGGATGTGTCCTTTCCTTGTAAGTGGAACCTAGGAGTTAATCCAACTTTGCTAATTGTTGAAAGGGCCGAAAAAATACTTTCAACTGTGTGATGATAATAGTTGCACATTTAATTTTATCAAATCCTG